ATCTTTTGACGATGCGTACGTAAGAAAAACGTAATGATAATATGAAGAAAAAAGAGAAAAAAGAGAAAAAAAAGCAAAATTCCGCCATTTCCGAGGATCCGCTAGGTTTATATAAGTTATAGTATGCCCTCGAACATAAAAGTAGCGGCGATCATTTTTTCTCGTCGTTCTCATCGCTCAAACCAATTAAAGGCAAACAATCGCGTTCTTTTACTGCGGGAATAGAACTATCTAGCGTATATTCGACAAGCGCTTCTTCGCTAATTATAGCAGCAACAGGTTTGAGGCTAGCTTCCTCCAAATCCAAAAACAAAAAACGTCGCGTTACTTCGCCTTTAGGCGCAAAACGACCAAAAACTTCAGCAGGAGCCATATTCGACAAGATGGTTCTTGGCAAATTCGCAGGCAACTGTAGGGTTTGATATAAAATTCGAATATCAGAAGATTTTTCTGCATCCAAAAGACTTATAAGCTCTTCTCTGGTAGAATTCGAAAAATCAACGTCATCGAAGACAATCATTCCATGATCATCCCGAATGGATTTAAGCGCATCAATATTATTCACAATCAACGGCTTAATGCCTTTATTTTCACAGTAAGCCATCATGAATCTCGTTTTACCTGAGCCAGGTTTACCCATGATGAATAACGTCTTTTGCTCTATCAGAGCTTTATCCAACAACGTTGCCAGCACCGGCGAAACAATAAAGTCATCCAACGTGAATTTGCTTTTATAGCCAAGAGACTTCATATACAAATCCCTAAAGCTTTTTTCTAATTGCATGTGCTTATTCAATATGGTTTTCGGGTGCAGTCGTTCTTGCATCGCCATGGCATCATCGATCTTACCGTCACGGATCAACTTAAGCATTATGTGATCCTCAGAAAGTAAAGTACCTTGCGGCGACAATCTTATCTTCAAACCATCGCTAATCATAACCTTCGAATCATCATCTAAATTGCCTGAGTGATCTTTTAGTATATAATTTATTATATGGCTATGGTTTTTTATATTAGACTTGATATTCGGGTGGTAGTTTCGTTCTCCTAAGACTTCAGACGGAATATCAAAATATCTCGGGTTTTTTATATCCAATTTGCGTTTCACTTTGAAATACACATGATAATGAAAAATATACTTAGCTTTTGATACAGCAGAATCATCTAAACTATGTGACTCCTTTGAAACAACTAGATCTATTAAATCAAAAGGGCTAAGCAGTTCTTGCATATGCGAGTTAAGAAAATCTATAGTCAAGCCACATCTAGAATAAGTCAGCATGCCAGCTTTAGAAGAAAATCGATAGGCTTTCTTTTTCGATTTCGCAAGCTCAACTTTCTTTTCCGAGTCAGCTAGCAATTCTAGCGTAGTCCCAACCTCGACTTCCTCTTTCGAGTCAACTGGCAATTCCAGCGCAATCCCAACCTCCGATGGTAATTTTTCAATTTCTAGCATATACCCACTGATTTTCATAACTTTTTTATATTTTTTGGGGGTTTAGCCCCACAGATCGATTGAAAAGTAAAAATTACGCCATTTCCACTCTTTTCCGAAAAGGAAAAAACACCCACCCGAAATGCGTATGCTATTCATTGGCCCCAAAAAGTTGGGGCCAATGAATAGCATACGCATTTCCCCAAAAGCTCTTCGTGGCCCCGCCGTAAGTTAAACCCTAAAAGTATATGAATATGAATCAAAAGACCCCACAGGGGGGTCTCTTAATTCATATTCATTACTTTTAGACTTTAACTTACGCCGTTTCCACTCTTTTCCGAAGAGGAAAAAACACCCACCCGAAATGCGTATGCTATTTATTGGCCCCAAAAAGTGGGGGCCAATGAATAGCATATACATTTCCCCAAAAGCTCTTCGTGGCTCCGCCGAAAGTTAAACCCAAAAAGTATATGAATATGAATCAGAAGACCCCACAGGGGGGTCTCTTAATTCATATTCATTACTTTTAGACTTTAACTTCCGCCAGTTCCACTTTGAGCTCGCATCGTCTTTGAATCTTTTGACGATGCGTACGTAAGAAAAACGTAATGATAATATGAAGAAAAAAGAGAAAAAAGAGAAAAAAAAGCAAAATTCCGCCATTTCCGAGGATCCGCTAGGTTTATATAAGTTATAGTATGC